TATTCACACCTATCTCTACTGGAGATGGGTGTGAGCATAGAATATATATAGAAAAGGGGTGAAGACATGTCCACTCCTATGATCGGGTAGATACATGTCCACTCCTATGATTGGGTAGATACATGTCCACTCCTAGGGAGAGGGGTGTGGGGAAACGAAGTGTAAAGCGTTCGCAGAACGCGAACTCTTCAGAGTCCCCACAGGGGTGCGGGTTACATGTCTCCACAGGAGAGGGGGCACGGGGGAAACGCCCGCCTGTGGCGGGCAGTGTCCCCCGTTAGATGCCCAACGCATACACCGTCGTCTCCGCATCCACCGGCTCACGGGTGATAAATGACTGAAAAATGGGGCGACGAAGTTGCTCCTTGGGGATAGCTCCATGAACATCCTGCGCAATCCGAATATACAGATCAAATCCCTCATATTTTTCGTTTCCCTCTTCATCCTCATAAATGGTATGACCCTTATCATCTACCATCCAGCTCCAGAGCAGATTATAGAGAGGTGACTTGGTTTCATACACCTTCCACCCCCCTTCTTGGCTCATCACAGACACGCCTTTCCCCTTCTTTTTCGGAGGAATGTCATCAAACATACCATCCATTAAACTGACTGCCAGTCGGCACAAATCAAACGAAGGATTCGGCGGGTGTTTCGCTTTTGTATGATCAAAAAAAGGTCCAAAATTGTATTGATCCCCCGCATCCTGATCGGGCCAATGATCGTCCGATACCCATAAACGACGTCCAAGACGGAAGATCGAACGGCCAAAATCAATGATGCTAAAGATTTTACCAAAGGTCGGCACTTTCCATACCGTCCCATCACGCTCTTTGTAATACAAAAACGGCTGATCGGTTCGTCTCCATACAATGTTGTTAGAGTGAAGATCGTTGTGGGTAAAACAGATCGCTTTCTGTAAAAAGGTCAACACCGCCACGACTTGAAACAACCAGGCAGACCATCGTTTCTCCCATCCTGCCGATCCGCGCTCCTCCCCATCCAATGAATCGCCATTCAACAGATCATCCATGACACCCTCTTGTGCCTCTTGATTAATAAAGATGACAGGCATGTTAGGAATGGTCAAACAAATGTCCAAATCGACCTCCTCTGAGGAGTCCGAATCTGACCCCGAATCCGAATCGGACTGCGATCCCGAATCAGAAGAACGGGAAGACATGTCGGACCGAGACGAGTGAGAAGAATGAGACGACGGAGTGGAGGAAGAAGAGCGAGACGAACGGGATCCAAGTGTCAATCCCGTCACTTTTTGATGAAGCTCATAAATGGTATCGGCGTTGTCCGTATCCTCTTCGATCGTATCAAACGTAAAAGAATGAACAGACTCCGCATCCGTCGTGTCTTCGATTCCATCCAATGGAGCAATTGTAATCATCTCCTCTTCCTCTTCAAAGGGGCAGGTCACCAATTCGCGGCAAATCTCTTCTAGATCGGGGTGTGAACTATCCCCCTTGATCACAGTAAGAAAGGCATGATAGGATTCCATTCCCTTCCAAAACCAGCGACATTGACGATAAGAATCATATTCAGGTGTAATGTTATAGGAATAGCTTTTACTGATTCCTGTCATGGCACCATAAGACAACACACAGTGAGGGGTCATGTTCTGTTCACGAAATCGACTTAGCACAAAGTTGGCCACCGCATCCACATAGGCCTGATTGTTATGCCGATGAAGGGCATGAAGGGTCCGCTTCCATGCCTTTTCACTCTGAGGGAGAAGCGGGTGTTCAGGACATACGTATTTCTCTTTGATCAAATCAATCGGATTCAAGAGATGAACGATTTTAGTAAAGACGTCACACGGTTCTGATTCCGTCGTGGCAGAACGACGACGAGCCTTCCAGAATTTAGGACGGGTCTCTTGCTCCCATTCCTCAATCCAAAACTGGCTAGGGAGTTCGGCCTCTTTGGCATTCATTTCAGGCACCGTAAAGTAATCCATGGCGGGAAAGTATCGTTGAAGATGGGAATAATCAGAAAAGGTAGCACGATCATGATCGGTTAGGGGACGAATTCGACAGGGCTGTTGGAGGAGCGTCTTGCGGACCGCCTTCATCTCCTTCCGTCCAAGACTTCTGAATGTGTTTCTATGGCGCACCTTAAAACAGGTGGTAGTCTAGAAATCAAGATGGCAGCACAAGGAGGTGTCAATGTCAGTCTCCGGAAGTTTGTGATGAAATCCATCCCACAAGATGCGGTGGCCGTGTTTATTGGTCGCCGCCGTACCGGTAAGTCCACTCTCGTTCGTGATTTATTGTTTCATCACCAAGATCTTCCGATGGGATGCGTCATTTCAGGTACGGAAGAGTCAAACGGATTCTTTAAAAAGATCGTGCCTCCCATGTTCATTCATGGAGAATACAATGCGGTCATTTTGGCCAACTTTGTCAAGCGCCAGAAACTGGTGATGCAGAAGATTCAACAAAACGAGGAAAAGGGGATCAAAGCGGCGATTGATCCCCGTGCGTTTCTCATTCTCGATGACTGTATGTATGATGATTCATGGACTCACGATAAGAACATTCGCTATCTGTTTATGAATGGTCGATGGCTCAAGGTCTTCTTCATTATTACGATGCAGTTTCCTCTTGGTATTCAGCCCGCTCTTCGAACCAATGTGGACTATGTCTTCATTTTGCGAGAACCCTACATGAATAACCGACAGCGCCTCTATCAAAACTATGGATCCGCCTTCCCCTCCTTTGAGTTCTTCTGTCAAATGATGGATCAATGTACACAGAATTATGAATGTTTGGTCATCAATAATAATACACAAAGCAATAAACTGGAGGACACCATCTTTTGGTATAAGGCCGAGGTTCATGGAGAGTTCAAGATGGGTGCGCCCGAATTGTGGCGTCAATCGGAGATGCTCGCACGCATCAAAGAAGAGGAACAGGTAAACGATTTTGATCCGAGGGCGAATATGAAACTCCGAGGACCCGCGATCAACGTTCAGAAGAAATGGTAAAAGAGCGCAGGCGATCGTAAAAAACCTATCCTACGGCTAGAACATGGCGAACCCGAAAGCGATGGGCATCCTTGCGATGCTTGTGCTCCTTGTCGTTGTCGTTGCTTTTTTGCCAGCACTGATCCGATACATTGGACAGGTCGAAGTGCATTACATCGTGTCTGGCTTTGAGGACATGGTCCAAGAAGAGAAGGAGAAAGAACAGGCGCACGCACAGGCTAGCGCTCCCTCTCACGATCAGGCCTTTATTGATGTCCCTTCCGCCGCACGAGGCAGCACACTCGCCACAGGACACGCTGATCCGTTTTGCCGCATGGCCTGCCCTGAAGGAAGCTTCTGCGATGGCCACTCGCAATCCTGCGTCCCGAACTATGTAGGAGGAAATGTCCCGTCTGATGGATATTATGCGTAGAGTTCTGATGGGTGGATCATAAGATAGGAAACGCTTTTTTTCATAAAAAAGTATTTGGTATCTCTTCCCCTGTTCTATATGGTCTATGGTGGGATGAAATTACGGCAGAATCGTGACATTCTTGGGCGCATCCGTTGATACGGCAGCCGTGGCGGATGAGGCTGGCTCCTCCTTGGAATCGTCCACACGCTCGATGGTCACCACGGGCTTCTCCATCTTTCGCTGAAGAGCCAGATCCGAGCCACCAAACATGCCATCCATGGCATCCGAGGCACCCTTCGTGGAAGAGCCAAAGACCTGCTTGGAGGAGCCCTTGCTGCGCTCCTCAAACGCCTTCTCACGCGAATCCTCGTTCTCCTTGTATTTCTTCATCAGCGTATTGAGCTGATCATTATTATACTCCTGATCCTTGACCTCGTGCGGAGACGGATCCCACGGCGTCCACTTGCCCACATCTCCCATAAAGATGTTGTGATACTTGTCTTTGCCCTGGAGCTTCTTGGCCTTGATCTCTGCCTCTTTCTGAGTCGCAAAGACACCGCGGATCTTCACGCCACGGACACTCGTGCGGAACTCATTCTTCGCATAGAACTCCTCCTCCAATGCGGTCTTCTTCGCAAACATAAAGTCGTCATAGGCCGTCACAAGTGTCGAGGACGTCACCTTCTCCTGATTCTTCTGGACATATGTGCTATACTGGCTCATCACATCATCGATGCGCAGACGGTTCTTACGGCAGATCTCGGCCGCCTCCTGCAGATCTTTCTTCTCCAGCTCCTTGGACTTCTCATCCAACTCCGCGTTGATGTGCTTCACCGTGTCTACGAGAAAGCCCTCCAGATTCTTCAGCTTCCAGTCCACCTCATAGGTCTTCAGGAAAGACTCGAAAAAGAAGATGTCCTTCTTCTCCAGGACTTTCTCCGGGCTGATGAAACTCAGAAGAACGTAGCGCTGGCCTGGGATCTCGGTATCCTCCTCCAAAAAGTCTTCCACGATGTCGGGTGTGCTCATGTCTAGAGGAGGAAGAGAAGGATGCTTTAAACTCGTTATGGTGTGTCGTGGCTCATGCGTCTGCGGTAGAACATCTCCGACGCGTGCGTCTTTTTTTCTTTGGATGGAATATAGAACATGATGGGCTACGGATTTGCTGAAATTGTCAACCGCATTATCAAGTATTTGATTGAGGGTCTCGTGATCGCCGCCGCGGCCATCTTTATCCCGAAGCGCGCCCTGCCGATGGATGAGGTCGCCACCCTCGCCGTCCTCGCCGCTGTCGTGTTTGCTATGCTCGATGCTGTTTCGCCGTCCATGGGTGTTACAATTAGACAGGGGTCCGCATTCGGGCTCGGGGCCAACCTCGTCGGCTTCCCGCGCGTGATGTAATAAGCGAAAGAAACGCCATAGGTGGATGTCGTAAAGTGTATTTACTAAAAATACGCCATGACCCCCCTCCTGACTCACTTTCTACTTTTGGCCGCTTTTGAAGGCTTGGATGCGCTCTCCAACACCGTGCGACCCTCTTTTACAGGGCCTACACGTTCTTGAACCACCATACGATAGGGAACACTGTCTCCAAGAAGCTGACGATGCGTATCATACACGGCAGCATCCGAACAGAGGAAAACACATTGAGGATCCGCCCATTCTAATGAAACCATCACCTCACGAAGAGCCTCCCTCCAATCAAATCGATCATGCCACACATCCTCTTGGGGAAGATGAATGATGGAATAACCGTTCTGGATGCTGTATTGAATCTTCTCCACATCTTTCTTTTGGACGATCTCAGGAGTGCCCCAGTTTGACACTTGCATAAAGTGTTGATTTCCATCGAGCTCAATGAGAATCGCATGATCCCTTCTCATGACATCAAAGGGCATGATGTTGCCCGTTTCCGAAAAGCGACACCAATCAAAACGAGCCTGTTTCTTAATGGGGTAGTCTGCTTCTAAGAAGGCATTGAGGATCGCCTCTGTTTTCTTCTTACAATAAGGGCACCAATAGCCCGTGAGAACATTGTATAGTTTTGAGTCAAAAGACGAATGACACGTCTCACAGTCAAACCGTGCCGTCTGTTCAGATCCTTGAAAGACACTTCGCGGCGTCATGGGATTGCTCGGACTCCAGCAGAGCACCTTAGGATGCGAGGCAAATGATTTCTGAAAGCAAGCGGCACAATCCTCTTTTTCGCAAAGTCGCTGATTTGCACAATATGGGCATGATCCCGTTCGTTCACAATACCCATTTGGAGTAGTCGCATGTCTATGATGGCATACGACGCAATCAAACGCAATCTTTTTATTGGATTGAAGAAAGACCTCTCGTGGAGCAAGAGCATTTTCAGGAGACCACGATGCCTTCATGCGCTCATGGGACGCACACGACTTATCAAAGCACAATTGACAGTCGGCATCCGAACACAGACGTTGATTGGAACAGAAGGGACAATGTTTGTCTTTTTGTATACTAAATAGGGCTGCTTGGAACGTGTGACCACAATCTCTGCAATCAAAGAAGCACTTCTGATCAGATCGTTTACAGATGTCTCGAGGCATCTTGTCATTTTGAAGAGACCAATGGATGGCCATCGGATGAGAAGCAAATGACTTTTGATGGCACGTATCACAAGAGGGTCCCGCACATAACTTTCCTCCATGACAATAGACACACCAATGTCCACCATTCAAGCTATTCAGTGATACATAAAGTTCGTGCCCACACTCCTCACAATCAAACCAAAACTTCTTATTGCTACAACGGAGAACTTCATAGGGCTCCTTGTCATTCTTTTGACTCCAACAGGAGGAACGAGGATGCTTCGCAAAGGATCTCTCTAGACACGTGGAACATGTCTCTTGTCCGCAGAGGACTTTTCGGGTCTCAGAACAACTCATTTCTAGTATTGTCTAGACGCCAATCACCCTTGTCAATTTTATTTGGTATAGGTGCGTATCTTTTAGATTGACTGTGGAAACATTCTGTCCTCACCCTATAGTAACATGTCCTCTCCCATCTACGGAACACACAACAGCTGTACCTACGGTTCTCTGCTGAACAGCTGTCTATGTCCTGTGATCCCATGGGTCCGAGATCAATCGTTGACCCTTTCCGAACAACTCGAACGGGGCATACGATGGTTTGATTTTCGCCTTTCGTTGGAAAAGGGGGAGATCTATCTATCCCATACCTATCTCATGGAACATACACTGAAGTCGATCATGGGGGAGATTGCGGATCATCTGACACGGCGTCCTGATTCCCCCTTTCTTATGATTCATCTTCGCGTGGATTCCAATGATCTGGCCGACCAAGCCGCCATCGAACCCCTTGTAGGGTCCATCCTGACATCCTATGCGTCCATGTGTGTCAACAATGATACGTTTGATGCAGCCATTCCGCTCGCAGACAATAAAACAAAAGGAAAAATATTACTATATTGTGCCAATGCGACCCTTCATCATCCGTTGATCTTTTCAAGCGATTTGATGCCGTCTCTCTATGGATGGGATGCGGGATCTATCGATGCCTTCGAACAGCGCCTGTTAAACATGAATGCGTTTTGTAGCTCTCAGACACAGCCCTTTCTATACCCCAAAGAGCGAATGATCATCTTTGATTATTCGAGTGTCGCACCCTTATGGTGGACAGATCGACAACAACGTGACCTTATGACGACACACGAATTATTCATTCGAAATCAGCGCCCTACGATCATTGCTGGGAATGGAGTAGAAGAGTGGATGCATCTGTTCCAACGATAAAGGGTTTCACGTCCGCTCCTATGGAGAGGTGTCCATACCACTTCCGCTCCTATGGAGAGGGGTGTGTTTGTGGAGCACACACTTGCGTCCCCACTTAGTGCCCCCACATGGAGAACATCTTCAAGCCCTCTTGAAACAATCGGATGTCCGCAAGAATCTTTTTCGCAAGCGCCGCAGTATCTTTTTTGCGATAGGATGAAAAGACCCATAGGCGATCATTGTGCTGTTTCCATTGTTGATACTGAGTATAATCCGAGCGAATCGTGACATAGACACTATACAGTTCTTTTTTATACGCATGTCGAGCCTCCATCGTCATCGGTAGGGACGTCTCGGACGGTGTCTCTGTGTGAATCACTGGATCATCAAACATGATGCGCATCCACGGAAGAAGCCGATCCATATGGAGCATATCCAGTTCGCGTTCGTTATCGACATCGTGGCGAACCAGTGTGGGCGTGGGGACATTGCGTCCTGAAAAATAAGAGGAGGAAAGACCTGCTACACTAGAGGCAAGAAGGGGGGCCATGTGATTGACAACAAATTGGTAGATCACTTGAGCGGGAAGGGAGGCCATCTATCTGGTGAACATTTGAAAATGTTCGCAAGATGATTCGCAATTGTTTTAAAATAGGGGTGAAGGGATACGTTACGCGTACCATTCTATAGAGAGGGGGCATCGAGTGAAAGGCGAGGATGTGTCTCCATAAATCGCATATGAAGCGCAGAAGAATCATGCCGTTTTTTACGATAATTCTGATAGGTTCCTCCACACTCGCATGCGACGATGGCATTGTCATGGGCGAGTCGTTGCTGGGTCTTTTGTTTCCGTGCTTCACGTTTGATGCGACTCTGTTCCGCCCGTTCCCCCTTTGTCTCTTCTTTCTTTTTTTGGCTCCATGCTCTTTTGTGAGCGGCAACCGCCTCTTTATGATCCTCCGCATACTTCTTACAATAGACCCTTTGTTCTTCTTTGTGAGAGGTGCGATATTCTTTCTGTTTGATACGGAGTTCTTCCTGGTGTTCCTTCGCATACGCACGCTGTTTTTCAGCAAGCTCTTTGCGATGGGAGGCTTTGTAGGCGGCCTGGTAGGCAGAAATACGATCAGGATGCTCTTCGCGATATCGGACATGATAGGTGATGATCTTCTCTCGATTCTCTTCATAGTATTGTTGTTGGGCCTTCTTTATAGATTCTCTATTATTTCTGTAGTATGCCGCATCGTATCGTTTTTTATCATCTTCCTCACGATAGGCACGATATGTATTCAGACAGAGGGGATGATCTTTGTAACGAATAATATGATCATTTTCTCGTTTACGTAATTGTGCTCGTGTATCACATGGAAAATGTTCAATGAGTTCAATGTAGATCTCATTTGTAGGGATCGTATACATATGAGCATATTTTCCATCATACATTCGATGTTTAATTGCATATAGATGAGATCCAAAACGTTTTTCCAAAGATGTCACAGTCGATCCAATGTAAAAGTGCGAATCCTCGCATACCAGTCTGTATATCTTGCCATGCTGATAGCGATCTTCTGGGTCGCCGTTCTCTAGAGAGTCATCACTGTCGTATCGATCCTCTAAGGAGTCAGCAGGATCCTCAGATATCGCTTCAAATTCAGAACTTATGTCCAACTCATGATTTAAACAAAGAAAGTCTAATTCGTGTGCGAGAAGATGATGATTCATTCTTTCATCTAATTCTTTCTTGGAATCACATGGATACTCTTCTAGTAATTCCATCGTGATATTATCCCATCCCACTCGTTTACAGTATTCATAAACACGCTTGTCATGTGTTTTTGAAAATTCCTTGTGATGCTGGAAGCGGCTAGAAAGAGATTGTGTAGTAGATCCGATGTAATAATGACCATCTTCTCCTTTCATGGAATAGATCTTACCACGCCGATACATATTCATCTCAAGGACATTCAAACACAGCGGGTCATCCTTGTGAGCATCCATATGCTGCTGGAGGCGTGTCTTTTTCTCAGCCGAAGGACACTCCTCTACCAATTCTATAGTGATATGATCCCATCCCACTTTGTTCAAGTGGGCGTAGATGTTGTTCAGTGTAGTCTTGGAAAGAGACTTATGATTCTTTAACCGCAATAAGAGGGGCTGCGTGGTTGCTCCAATGTAATAATGCCCATCTTCACAGAGAAGACGATAGATACGTGTAATTTGTTCCGCCATGGTTCCTACCTATCTCACTTCACTAACTTTTAGGTGCTAGTTTTTTGTCTAATACCTTTTTTACGATTATCACACTCTGTCAATTTTTAATGTGTTTAACGAGAATTTTTTCCGAATCCTTAACACGTCCGTACATATTGCCACTGCATATCTTCACATATCAACTGCCATGTCTTATCCTGCAAATATAGTTTATCTCGATTTTTCAGCAAAGGAAAGCACGCCAAATATTCATCCATCTCCAAGAGTTCACAGAATTTATAGAGAACATATCCATAGGACAAAAAATTGCGACGTCCTTTCGGGCAGTGCTTTTTAAAAGACGGTTGAATCTCACGAAACATATGACGCAGTTTCTCCTCGTCTTCTCGTGACATAAAGGGGGCATGTTGACCATTCAAGCGATTAATGATATGAGGGATGTGCTCGTAGTATTTCGAGCATTTCATCTTCCGCAGAATCTCACGAAGCTTCGTGGGTTTCAATGTTCCCATATTCGTCATTCGTTCTTTCTTCAATTGAACCAAAATGGCATCATAGACATCCGAGGGAATCTCCGTGCTCTCCTTGGCCTGAAATTGTGCCAGCCACTCATTAAAATGATTGATCTTCTTATAGGCATAATAACAGACCTCACGAGGCGGATCCTTATAAGATGGCTTGTCACTATCTACCAGAATAAATTCCTGCTTACCGCACGTAGAGCATGTGAGATTCGCCTCATTGAGGCACATGATCATTTCACTTCCGCAATGTTCACACTGTGTCCATGGATCATCGTATTCTTCCACCGTCATGCGAGCCATGGAGGGGTCCTCCAATTGGAGATAGTCATTCAGCAATTGATTCCGTTGGAATCCCTTCTTTCCTGAATCTGCCACCACGGTCGATTTTCCCTCTTCTAAGGCTACCTCTTCCAGAATCGCCAAAATGGATCCTGGTTTGGCCTTGTTCGCAGAATACGTTTGGGTTCCTTGTTGAATTTGATCCTGGATATCATAGTAATTGTATAGGATATCGCCCGTTCTCAAGTAGTAATCCATCACATCCGTCCCGTCTTCAATCGTTTTAATTCGTTTTTCGAGACGTTCCTTGTCTCGCTCTAGTTTCCATAATTCGATGTCTGAAGTGGTCTGACTGATCTTCTGAGTGAGTTGAGCGAGCTCTTCTTTCAAGTCGCCGATGTTTTCTTTTTGTTCTGCCATTTGCTGAATACGCTGATGATGGATGGCATCTAATGTCGTTCGCGCTTCAGGATTGCTACGCTTTGAATTTTTTACCTTGAAGAACGCACTCTCACTCATGTCTGTTACACGGTAACAGAAGGGGGTTTTTAAACCCTGTGGGGACACACTGTCGCCTTCGGCTCCGTGTCCCCACACCCCTTTCTCTCACGGGAAGGAATACACTTCATATTCTAAGGAGATGGATGTAGAGTATATGTTCTAAGGAGAAGGGTGTAGGGTATATGTATCCCTACAAGAGAGAGGGATGAGATCACGTCCGCTCCACGAGAGAGGGATGAGATCACGTCCGCTCCACGAGAGAGGGACTAGCCTAAAGAGGAATAGATGGGTAGAGACATAGTATGTCCGAGTTTGTGCCAAAAACACAGATTGGCACTGGGTTTGATGAACATCTATTGGATCACGTTCATTTACGAAATAAAATCATTCATTACATTAAAAGCGATGAATGTATCGGGCGCTTTCTAAAAAATGGGCATTACTGGGAAGAATGGATGTTTCATTATATTAAACACTTTTATGTACCACATACAAACATCATCGATTTGGGAGGTAACATAGGGACAACCACTCTATTGATGAGTGAAGTGGTGTCAGACGACTGTAAGGTATTTACCTTTGAACCGATCTACAGTGATATCCTATTTAAAAACATTGTAGACAATCATTTAACGGATCGTGTGACAGTATATCCCTATGGTGTGGGAAACAAAATAGAAACGTTACAAATGAAACCCGTCCATTTAACGGACAATATTAATTTCGGAGGAGTGTCAATCATACGTTCGTTAGATCATAGTGATACAAGTGTTAGCATCCCCATTGTTCCATTGGACCATTTTCATTTTGAAAATGTAAGTTTAATCAAAATCGATGTAGAACACATGGAAATTCAAGTATTAGAAGGGTGTATCGATTTCATTCGACGCTGTAAGCCTACCATTCTCATTGAAACCTATCAGCTGGATGAAGTCGCACAAACAAATGTGTTTAAAGAAATCATGTCGTTGGGATATGAAATTCGTGTCATTTCAGAGGGCTGTCATGATTACCTGATGACAATAAAAACAACGTAAGCATGTGGTGCACCTCTATGGAGAGGGGTGTGGGGACAGAATGTCTCCACGGGGGTGTGAACTGTTCATCTCCTATGGAGAGGGGTGTGGGGACAGAATGTCTCCACGGGGGTATGGGGGCGCTTGCGCTTCCATATTGTAACAGAGATATTCGACAGTCCATTGCTCCTCAGGTTCCTTCTCTTTCCATACCTGAATACGCTCATTCAAGAGTTGCATCCGATGATCAAACTCCTCTTGATTTACCGAAAGAGATCCTGTTTCCGTGAAAGAAAAGGGAGATAGATGTCGCATACTCCCTGTGTGGTAAGCATCAGGATTAAACCGCAGAAATACCACCTTACGAAATCCAATGTCTTCGTACAGATCAATCATTCGCTTCTCCTCACAAGAATACTGACGATGTTGATTCTCGTCCACTTCAATGATCA